GAGATGTACGATCTAGCAATTCGACAGAAAATGTTTGCTGTCCTGCATACTTCTGTACTGTTACAGATAGGAAGTTAGAGTTTTGATCTGTGTCGCTGAATGCATCGCCTTCTGGCTCAATCGCAACTGTTGGCATCTGTGTGATGCGTGGGATCTCGAAAGTCATACCTGCATCTGGAAGCACTCCGCGAGAGATTGCATCGATTGATGGGCGGATTGTTGTTCCGAGTGGGTTGATGATTTCTGACAACTGACGTGTAGGAACTAGACCTGCGTTGTCTGTTGTGTCTGCTGCTGCTAATAGGTACTGACGAGCTGACTCATCACCTAATGCTGCACGGATTGAGTTTTCTGCATACTTAGCAGCTGTTACTTCAATGCGTGGCTTTGTGTAATATGCTGCTGAAACAGTTGGGCGAGCAGCTTCAACCGCTGGTGCTTCAACTGGTGTTGCTTCGACTGCTGGAGTGGTTTGTTCCACGGTGGCTGTCTCGCTTTCTGTTGGTTGGGTTTCTTCTTCTACGACAGATTCTTCTGCCGCAATATCAGTGACTTGAGCCGATTTGAATGCGGGCTCGGTGACAAGGCTCGTTTCTACGAGCCTAGCTGAGGAGACATAAGTAATGCCATCCTTAATCTTTGACTTGAGGACTTCTGCGCCGATGCTAAGACCACTTTGTAGGCCTTCCTCGGCAAGTATTAAAGCTTCTGTGCCGCGTTGTGAGCGACTTACAGAAAAGACTGCATGAATTGCATCTTCGGATTCGCTGAATGAAACCATGCGACCTAAAGGCTTTTTGGTGTCATGTTGGCTCAACAACTTAATTGATTTAGGATCTGCAATTTCGATTGATCCTGACTCAAAGATAACTTTGCCCATGTTGGTAGATCCTGCTTCAACATTAAGAGGGACAATCTTGCCTGAGACTGTGCGGTTTGCTGAGTCTGCTGTGAGATCAGCCGAGAATGTAATTACTTGATTCATACTAGACCATTATTTCCGTTAGGTGTTAGATCAGTCATTTCCATTGCTTGCTCTGGAGTAATCAGGTTAAGCGTTAGCAGTTTTTCAATGACTGCCAATTCTTGAAGTGGATCAGTACGCAGGAAGTTTTTATCAATGTCGAACTTCACTACATTTCCACGAGCTGTAATGTCATCCATAGATAGGCGATCTTCAATCGCCGTAATAAATGGCTGTAAAGATAATGTTAAAAATTGCTTGCGCTCATCTTGTACATTTGCATAAGTCATAGAGTTATTTTGATCTGCTGAAACATAGTAAGCAGGTACATTGCACAAACGCGCAATTTCAGTAGCCAAGTTAAAAATTGCTTCTCCGTACATCATGTCTTTAGGTGAGAATGAGACTGGAGTATATTCAAGAGTAGATGTTAGGTATGCAGTTGAGCGATTGTTGCGAGCAGTACGCCATGCAGCAAGAAGTCCAGAAACCTCTTTAGGATCTAGATCTGCGCCTGTGTTTTTAATGTAACCAGTTGCCATTGGAGTAGCTGCTGCGATTGCCGCTGCCTTTTGCACATCAATAGCAGCGCGGATTGTTGAAACGCCTGTGTTTAGAATGCCATCGCTTAATGATTGGAATGTAACAAGAGAGCCAAGACCATCCATCGGTAATGTAGTGCCATCGACTGCATAAGATCTAACAAAAGTATTTGTGCTATCTAAAGTAATTGTTACTCGATTGTTAGCAATCCACTCAAAGCGAGAAGGACGTCCGTCCTCTTGATAAACTTCTACAACTTTCCAGAAAGCCTGCCCATATAGAAGCAAGGAATCAACTGTCCATGCGATTGTAACTGATCGTGGCTGTGAATATGAAGGTTGCTCTAACCAAGCAGGTGAGCCAAGTTCTTCATTTGTAGATTTCTTGTAAAGCTCTAAAGGAATCGCTCCAATAGTGCCTGCAAGTAAATTGCGGCAACGCATAAGTGCTGGGACAGACATTGCTTCTGTTCTGCCAATGTATGCATTTTGAAATGGCATTGCATAAGGTGAATACTCGCCTAGTACCTGAGGCGCGGCTTGAGCTTGTAATTGTGGCTTAGACTCTAGGCCAAATGCTTGAAGTAATTTACCCATAGACATAAATGGTAGCACATGTCAAGCATTTGACATATTACATAGGGTGTGTCTAAATGTAAATCTGTGGTTTAGGTTGAGGAATCATTAACTTGCTTACGACCATTGCCAGACCAATAGGAGCTGAGATGTCTCCTGCTGACTTTCGCTTAATGATGCGCCAAGCCGAATCATTGACCTTAGCAGCGCAGTTATTCATCTGTTGGATCAATTCTGCCTGACCATTGTGTACCACACGATGATTGACTAAGCCTTCTAGTAAGTCTCCACAAGCTTTATAGAAATGTTGCCCTGAGACATCCTCGACCATAACTCCAGCATTGGCTAAGCGATCTGCAATAGTCTGAGTAGCGTATTTATCAAAGCAAACGAGGCGCGGCTTATACATGTCACACCATGCCTTTATACTTGCCGCCATCTTTAACTCATCGATGGCAACCTGAGAGCTGTAAGTCTCCAAAATTCCGATGCCAATCCTCCCATCTGGGAGTAACTGTCCTGCGACCAATGATCCGTTCCTGCGTGAAGGACTGACATCGAAACCAAATACAGTATAAGCCCCAGCAGCCATTTCTAGTGTGCTATCCGATGTGTCCTCAAGAATGCCATGAGGCCACGGGCTACTTAGTGAGTCGATCCATTGACAAAGAGTTTCAGTACGCGTGTTTTCAATCGGTGACGTAGCGATTGCTTCCTCGATCGCTTCCTCGGTAATTGTGTACCCCAGAGAAGGATTAGCTAAAGCCCATGCATCGCGGTCTGTTATCTTGCAGTATTGAGGGGCTGAGTATTCATAGAATCCGAATGACTTAGGTGGGTAGTCGATGGCTCGTTCCCGTAGGTCATTGAGTACAGTGCTGAAAGCATCTCCCGCATTCGAGGTAAGAAGCGTCTGACTGTTTGGGTGAGCTCTAGTTGTAGGAGTTGCAGCTCTGAATCCATCTTCTGTGATCTCTCGGACTTCATCGATGTAGAGCAGTCCGTTGACGGATCGACCGCGAGAGCCGTCTCTAGTTGCTGCAACAACATCAAGCCTTGCTCCAGAGAGCATCTCAATGCTTTCAGTTCCATTGGCGTGTCGGATCTGTTTAACGAATCCTTTAAGGTGGTCATTGGTCTCCAGTAGGTGAGTCACTTGTCGGAAGGTGTCTAAAGCCATGCTTCGATTAGAGCTCATAATCAGCACATTGGTATTCCACTTAATCAGGTGCGCAAGGATTAGCATACGCGCTAAGTGAGTCTTGCCGTTCTGCCTGGCTACTAAAATCAGGTTTGTCTTACGAATCCAGTTGCCTTTTTTGTCCACAGTGAGCATGTCCTTGAGGACAAACTCCTGCCATGGCATGAGATCCATCTTTACAATCTCGCATAAGTCTTTAACATCTTGCAGCTTGTTTTCGCCCTTGAGAAGTGGACTGTGAAGCCGTGGCTTGGTTGCCCCTCGTAGGGCTTTGGACTTTCTGGGCTTAGTTGTCATTGATCTGGACTGGGTCGGAGCTTAAAGGGACTGTCCAGCATCGTCTCGGACTGCATCGGGGAGATATTGCTTGAAAAGACAGGGGAGGTAGCCGTCCGTGCTAAAAAAACCCCATCATTGAGCGCACCCTTACGCAGGTTGCATGACTTGCATAAGACTCGAAGATTATCAAGCTCATGACCACCACCGGACTTTCGTGGTATCACATGATCGATGTGCATCTCACCCTCATCTGTGCCACACAACTGACAGAAGCGACCATCACGCTTGAACACGCGTTCACGCTGCTCTCTATACCTACGAGAGTTCAACTTATCTAATGCCAATTCTTAGCCTTCCAATGATCATAAGCATTGCATGGTGTGGAGTATCTGTTATAGATATATGAAAGTCCCCATCGTACCTGAGTATAACCATCTTGATCTCTTAGCCACTCACTTCTACCTTGAGGTATTCCATAGTGTGAGCCATTAACAGCTTTAGGATTCCAAGCACTTTCTTTACCATAAAGTATTGCTAAGCATTTATATTGCTCATAATCATAATGTAATAGATGTAATGCATATTCTTTATAGCTTACATATTGCTTTGGTTTAGATCCACCTGCATCAGGCATTATGCATAGAGCTATCCCAATAGCTACTAGCACCCCGCGAGCTACGCCCCTAAGGGGCTCGCGGTGAGCCTTTGAGAGGCTCTGCGCCGTTAGCGTACCATCGATGTCAAATTCATTTGTATAAGTCCTGCTCAGAGCGGTGTTTCGTTTCATAGTTCC